GTCTTTTCAAGCAATATCTCCCCGATGCAGTCCGAACCGATGCTGGACAGTCCGTTTAAGACCCGACCCAAAACAATTTGATGACAGATAAACCAAAAAGAAAACAGAAGCTACGAGGGGCAACGAAGCCGAGGCTTCACAGTCCACTTCTCAAGGGCGAAAATAAACTCCAAGATGTTTTAGACCTATGCAAAATCCTAGGCGAGGAATTGTTACCATTCCAAGAGTTCGTGCTTAAGGATATGTTGACTGTGGACAAGAAAGGCATGTGGGTTCGTAAAAGTTGCCTTCTGTTGATATCGAGACAAAATGGAAAGACATTTTTGGCGCGCATGTTGATCCTCGCGCATCTTCTAAAATGGGACTCCAAGAACATCCTTATTATGTCCTCAAATAGAGGAATGGCATTAGAGACCTTTAGACAAGTAGCTCACGCATTGGAGAGTAATGACCACCTCAAAGGATTCGTTAAACAAATCAGATATGCCAACGGCACAGAGTCTATTGAGATGCTGGATGGAACAAGGCTCGATGTTGTTGCAGCAACTAGAGACGGCTCTCGCGGAAGATCAGCAGACTTTCTCTACATCGATGAGCTCAGAGAAGTCACTGAGGACGGATACCGAGCAGCTACTCCAACAACTAGAGCTCGTCCAAACTCTCAGGCGCTTTTTACCTCAAATGCTGGAGATGCCTTTAGTACAGTCCTTAATGACTTACGGGAACGAGCTATCGACTACCCACCTAAGTCATTCGGGTTCTACGAATATTCAGCCCCTCAGTATTGCAAGATAGACGATAGAAATGCATGGGCTTTGGCTAACCCAGCTATGGGATACACCATTACAGAGGAAGCGATTGAAGAGGCGATTGCTACTTCACCGATTGAAAACACGCGTACTGAAACTCTTTGCCAATGGATCGATTCGCTAAGCAGTCCGTGGCCTCATGGAGTTCTAGAGGACACATCCGATAGCACACTAGAAATGGCTGCTGGGGCTTATACTATATTTGGTTTCGATGTCAGTCCTTCACGCAGGAACGGATCATTGGTCGCAGGACAACTTCTCCCAGATGGGAGGATTGGCATTGGAATCCTAGAGACTTACAGCTCTCAGGTTGCCATCGATGAGCTAAAGATGGCAGCAAGTATAAAGGCATGGTGCGACATTTATAAGCCACGCCTAGTCTGCTATGACAAGTACGCCACTCAAACGATTGCAGATCGCTTGGCTAATGCTGGAGTTATGGTCGAGGATGTTTCGGGGCAACAGTTCTACAAAGCATGTGGAGATCTATTAGAAGGTTTAGTCAATGCTCGCGTAGTTCATAACGGGCAAGCGGAATTGATCCAGCAGATGAATAACTGCGCAGCTAAGGTCAATGATTCGGCGTGGCGCATCATCAAGCGAAAGAGTGCTGGAGATATATCAGCACCTATTGGCTTGGCAATGGTAGTAAGCAAGTTAATGATCCCTGCACCTAAGCCACAGATATATACTTAGACACGCCCTATCACATTGTCTAATTGCTTGACAAATGCTACAATTTCTGTCTATGGGTATCTTTTCGCGTAAGCCAGAAATATTAGAGGCACAGCTCGCGCCTAAGATTATGGGCGATGGCATTAACTCAATCTACAACTTTACATTCCCTGTTATTGGTAGACGAGATGCTATGGCTGTCCCTGCTATTAAACGATGCCGCGATCTTCTCTGCACAGTCGGATCTATTCCGTTAGAGTATAAGAAAAAGTCTACAGGCGAAAGTATTGCAGCACCTCGATGGGTTCATCAATTATCTAAGTCACAGCCTCAGTTCGTAACTGTCAGCTATTTGGTCGATAGCCTTCTATTCTTTGGGCAAGCCTTTCTGGAAGTTACCGAGACTTATCAAGAAGATAATCGTCCTGCATCTTTTGAGTGGGTAGCAAATACTCGTATCACTTTTGATCTTAATGTAACTAACACTGTTGTGACTCAATACTATGTTGATGGTTCACCTCGTCCGATGTCTGGTCTTGGATCTCTAGTTACATTCCAAGCATTTAACGAAGGCGTACTTACAACAGGTGCAAGAACAATTCAAGCAGCTATCGACATCCAGAAGGCTGCTGCTGTAGCTGCTCAAACTCCGATGGCTACTACAGTGCTAAAAAATACAGGAGCAGATCTCCCACCTGCGGAAGTTCAAGGCTTACTGGCTTCATGGAAGTCCGCTCGTCAGAATCGTTCAACTGCATATTTGACCTCAACTCTTGAGGCGCAGAATATTGGCTTTAGTCCTAAAGACATGATGTACAACGAGGCAATCCAGAATCTTGCAACTGAGATTAGTCGATTGTGCGGCATCCCTGCTTACTACTTGTCAGCAGACCTCAACACATCTATGACATACGCAAACATTATAGATGAAAGAAAACAATTAGTAGCACTAGCGTTCCAGCCATACATCTCTGCAATCGAGCAGCGTTTGAGCATGGATGATATATCTACTGCTGGTCACTATGTAAAGTTCGATTTAGATTCTACATTCTTGCGCGTTGAACCTATGGAGCGATTGCTAGTTATAGAAAAGATGCTCTCACTTGGTTTAATTACAATCGAACAAGCTATGCAGATGGAAGATCTAACACCTAATGGAAGCGAAGGCTAATGGAAAACTTATACATCGAAGCCACAATGATTGAGTGCAACGAAGAAAAGCGCGAAATTACTGGCAAGATAGTGCCCTTTGGTAATGATGAAATTGGCAGCACTAATCTTGGATCTTATGCATTTGAGGCAGGATCTATTGAGATTGCAGACCCAACAAAGATTAAGCTCTTATCACAGCATGACATGAAAAAGCCTGTTGGTCGCATGATCTCAGCTGAACAAAAAGAAGATGGCATTTATGCAACCTTTAAGCTAAGCCGTTCACAGGCTGGCACAGATGCCCTCATCATGGCAAGCGAAAATTTGGTTTCAGGTTTAAGCATAGGCGCAGAGATCCTCGCATCTAAGCCATCACGCAACGGACACACAGTCGTAACAGCGGCTAAGTTGAAAGAAGTTTCTCTCGTAACAGAGCCAGCCTTTAAGTCTGCTCAGGTGCTAGAGATCGCAGCAGAGGAAGTTACCCCTGCTGAAGAAAACCCAACTACAGAAAGCGAGACAGCCGTGGAAGATACCACTTCAGCAGTCGAAGCAACACCTGCAGTAGAGGCAGCACCTGTCGAGGCTGCTCGCCCTACTGTAACAGCGATGTACTACACATCTCCAAGAATCGAAATCACAAAGCGTAACTACTTGGAGAACACACTAAAGGCTAACCTCTTTGGTGATGATGAATCTCGTCAATGGCTACGCGCTGCTGACAACGATCAGACAACAGGTGCAGGATTTATCCCAACACCACAAAGCACACAACTACTTAACTTCTTGTCTAACGCAGATCGCCCAATGATTGATTCAGTTTCTCGCGGAACAATGCCAGAATTTGGAAAAACATTTGAGTTGCCTAAGATTACTGAAGTGCCTCTAGTCGATCAGATCGATGAAAATGGTGCAGTTACAGATTCACAACTTGAAGCATCATTTATCACAGTCACAAAGAAATCATTTAAGGGTCGTGCGATCACAACTCTAGAACTCCTAACAAATTCAACACCTGCATTTCTAGATGAGCTTCTTGTCCAGATGGAATACGCTTACGCAAAAGATACTGAAGAATTTGTAACAACTGCTATTCAGGGCGCAGGTACTCTTAACGCAACAGCACAGGCTAACTCAGCAACAGGTTTGCTAAGTTATGTTTCAAGCGCAGCAGCAGCAGTTTATTCTGCTTCACTTGGTTTTGCTCGCAACATGGTTGTCACACCAGAGCAGTGGGCTAACATCATGTCATACAATGATGCTGGTCGACCAATTTACATCGCTGCAAATCCTCAAAATAATGCAGGAGCACTTTCACCAACAAGCCTGCGCGGTAATGTTGCAGGTCTTGATCTTCGTGTATCTCGTTACATGAAGGGTTCTGGTGGAGTAGGAACAGCAGATTATTCAATGGCTGTTATTAACCCAGATGCTTACACATGGTACGAGGGTGCTCGTCAGCAGCTTCGCACTAATGTTAACTCAGACGGAACTGTGGACATTCTACTGTTCGGTCAGGGAGCACTAGCTACTAAGTTAGCGGCTGGCGCAAACTGGTTTAACTTAACCTGATAGAAACACACTAAGTCGCTCTGGGGAGTAGTAGCCCTCTACTCCCCAGAGTCTTTAGAAAGGAAACAAGATGGCTCTCACGACAGTAAGTGAATTACGCTCCACACTCGGAGTCGGCACCCTGTACACAGATGCCGTTTTGCAAGAAGTTTGTGATGCCTCAGATGCAGTCCTACTTCCAATGTTATGGAGTCCTACCTACTTCACAGTAGCTCATGAGAATATTGTTGGGCAGGGAACTCTTTACTTTAACGATTCTGTAAAAGAAATCTTTTATGTAGGTCAAACAGTAACAATTTCTCATTCTGGATCCTCTTACAATGGCAGTAAAGTTATTACAGCCGTTGGAGATTATTCAATCAGCATGGTTACAAACCACGCGACAGCGCAGCCTAAGCATGCCATTGCGCCTTATGGCTCAGTCGCTTCAAGAACTTACACAGACTGGACAACTGACATGGCAGTCCAGCAAGCAGCTCTTATGATATCTGTTGAAATCTGGCAAGCGCGTACAGCCACCCTTTCAGGCAGTAACGCAGTCGATTTCCAGCCAAGCCCTTACCGAATGAGCGCACAGCTTCTCGCTAAGGTGCGAGGATTGATCGCTCACGCACTTGATCCGCGTTCGATGGTGGGATAATGCCCGTTGCCGTCACTACTCTTAGAACCACATTAGCAACTGCTCTAGTAGACAATGCCAAGTGGCAGACTTTTGCATTTCCGCCGGCAACAGTCCTTGCTAACTCTGTAATAGTGTCTCCGGACGATCCGTATTTGACACCAACTAATAATCAGCACATTGGCATTAGTCCAATGGCTAACTTTAAGATAATTATGACTGTGCCTCTGTTTGACAATGAAGGCAACCTAAACGGGATTGAAGATACTGTCTGTGGCGTGTTCGCAAAGCTCGCAGCATCATCTCTCGTCTATAATGTAAGCGCAATCAGCGCACCAAGTATTCTCAACGCTGCTTCGGGAGACCTTCTCAGCTGCGAGATGTCCGTATCAATCCTTACGAGTTGGAGTTAAAATGTCCGAGTGGGAAAAAGAAAACGAAGCCTTCCTGATCAAGATCGGGCAGGTAGCACCAGCAGTATCAAAGCCAGCAACTACTAAGAAGGACGAGGAATAATCTCATGGCTGTATTTCTAAATAACAATGTAGGTGTGAAGATTAACTCAGTCGATCTTTCAGACCATGTAACAGCAGTAACAATCAACCGCGCATTTGATGAGCTAGAAGTAACAGCTATGGGAGATAACTCACATAAGTTTGTTAAGGGTCTAGAGTCATCAACTGTGACTATCGACTTCCTAAACGACACAGCAGCAACAAATGTATTGGCAACACTACAAGCTGCATGGGGAACAACAGTCACATGTGTATTTCTACAGACAAAGGGAACAGCAGTCTCAGCGACTAACCCTCTGTACACAGTCTCGTTGCTAGTCAATAACACAACGGACATCAATGGTGCTGTTGGTGACATTGGCACACAGTCGATTACATTTACTGCTAACTCAACAGTTGCAGTAGCCACAACAGGCACATTCTAAAAAACTAAACAAAGGGGCAAACCATGGCAAAACTAAAGATCGTTCGTAATGATGGAAGCGTACTAGAAGGAGAAATCACGCCTGCCGTGGAATACTCCTTCGAACAGTACGCTAAAAAGGGCTTTCATAAAGCGTTTCGAGATGACGAAATGCAGACCTCGGTCTATTGGCTAGCTTGGGAAGTAACACGCAGGTCAGGTGAAACTGTTAAGCCTTTCGGGATTGAATTCATCGAAACATTAAAAAGTGTTTCTGTGGAGGATTCAGACCCTTTAGCTTAAAGCGCGATCTTCCGTTCACCTACCTAATTGCTAGGCTAAGCATTAGGTTAGGGATCGCGCCACAGCAATTATTAGAGCTAGATCGAACAATGCTCAATGCATTGTTTCAAGGTCTCACGGATGAAGCAAAGGAGTCAGCAGATGCCAGTCGAGTTCGCAGGCGTAAATGATCTCCGTAAAGCCTTAAAGGCTTATGCTCCAGACTTGGACAAAGCTCTAAAGAAAGAATTGACAGCAATCGCAGAGCCTCTGGTTAACAAAGCCAGAGGTTATGCGCCTGCCAGTCCACCGCTTAGCAACTGGGGTAGAGAAGGCGGTCGCTTTCCTACATATAACGGAGCAGCAGTTAAAGCTGGAATCCGCTTCAGCACAGCAAAATCTAAGAAGAATAGTCGTGGCTTTTCTTCTAGCACACGCATCGTTAACACGACAGCGGCAGGTGCTATCTATGAAACAGCAGGGCGTAAGAATCCATTTGGACAGCCTTGGGTAGGTCCTAAAGGTCCAGCAGGTAGTAAGTATTCGCACTCTAAAAACAAATATGCAGGTCGTGATTTCATTGCTGCAATGGGTGGCGAAATGAAAGGTAAGGGGATGGACAAAGGTCGCCTTATCTATCGCGCTTGGGCAGAAGATCAAGGCAAGACTCAAGATGCAATCATCAAAGCAGTCATTAGAACTAATGATCTATTTCAATCTAAAACAGGCGGAGCAATAACTCGCGGAGTTAGGAAGGCTGCATAATGGCACAGTCAAACATTGACATTAAAATCCTTGCAGAGTTTTTAGGTAAAAGTGCCTTCAAGCAAGCAGACACAGCAGTCGGCAAACTTAACAAAAACGTTAAGTCTCTAGGTGCTTCTTTTGGTATTGCATTCGGTGGCGCAGCCCTTGGCATTGCGATCAAGAAATCAATCAGAGATTTTGCAGATGCAGAGCGTGAGACACAGCAATTAACTAACACAGTTAAGAATCTGGGATTAGCCTTTGCTGCTCCAGAAGTAGATGCTTATGTAGAGAAGATCGGCAAGCTTTACGGAGTTACGGGCGATCAAGCAGTCCCAGCATTACAGGCATTACTAACTGCAACTGGATCAGTATCTCGATCTACAAAGATCATGAATGTTGCCCTTGACCTTGCAGCTAGTCGTAACGCCGATGTCGCATCCGTTGCGAGCGATCTTGCTAACGCTTATGTCGGAAATACTAAGGGGCTTAACCAATACAGATTAGGTCTGACAAAGGCTGAACTTGCTGCTATGTCCTTTGATGAGATCTTAGAAACAATCGGAAGCCAGACACTAGGGTCAGCCGATGAAGCTGCTAAGACTCTTAGCGGTCAACTTGCTATTCTTGCAGAGGTAAGTAATCAAGCTAAAGAGCGCATTGGTGGCGGTCTGGTTCAAGCCCTTGGCGGTCTTGGTGGACAAAATGGCGCAGGTGGCGCAGCGAAAAACATCGAAAATCTTTCGATCAAACTCACTAATGCAATTACAGGTTTCGGATATTTAGTCCAAGAAATAAAGATTGCTCAACCTATTCTTGTCGCAGCAGGTCTTGCTATCGGTCTTGCATGGGCTCCATGGCTCACCGCGATTGGTGTTGCAGCTGTAGCCATTGGTGCTATTGGCAATGCTATGAGAAAGTCCACTCCGCAACAACCTATCAACACAGGCAAGTTATTCTTTCCTAGTGGCGGTGATGGTGGATATAAAGAGCGTTTAGCCGCTGAGAAGAAAGCAGAAGCTGCTGCAGCAGCTCGCGCCAAGAAATTACAAGCCATGGCAAAGGCTTCTGAGAAAGCACAAAAAGATGCTCTTAAACTTGCCAAGGCTAAGGCAGTCTTTGACATGCAGAAGATCCAGATTGAGGCAGCCCTCAAGGGTAAGATCTCAGAAGAAGATAAGATTCGCCTAAAGTTAATGAAGGCTATTGAAGATGAAAACATTACCAATGTTGAAAAGTATCAGAAGGCTTTAGAGGTTGCTCAGACAAAGACTAAGGAATTAACTGAGTTACTTGCAACAGTCAAATCCATGGAGATCAAAGACCCGTTTGGCGCTTGGTCGGTTGATCCACTCACTGCGGCTATCAATGAGCTTACTAAGTCAATGTTTTCTGTACAGACACAGATCCAAGCCAACGGCAGAGAGTGGTCATCTTTTGCCAACTCTGTAGCAACTACAGTCATTAGACCTAACCTTTCGGAATGGTCATCATCTTTTGGCGCAGCTGGATCGGCTGCAGCAACAGCAACCGCAGCAGCAACAGCAGCGGCATTAAAAGCACAGCAAGATGCTCTGACTGCCCAATCAACAGCAGCCTCAGCAGCGTTACAAGCACAAAGCGCAGAACAGTTAGAAGCACTAAAAAAGCGTTTAGCAGAAGAAGCCGCAGCTTATAAAGAGTTAATGGAAGCGACTGCCGCAGCGGCAGAAGCCGCACTTTTAACAGGTGCTAATGAATACACTACTGGCAACCTAGCCAAGATAGCCTCAGAAGCTGCAGCGCAAGCAGCGGCAGCAGCAGCGGCAGAAGCGGCAGCAACGCAAGCAAGTGGGTCAGTTACAGGCGGATCAACTAAAATCGAAGTGACTGTTTCAGGTGATCCCTTCACAGATCCTAATGCTGTGGCAGAGAAGGTCGTAGAGATTATCCGCAATGCAGGTCAACGCGGCACAGTAGATGTGTTAGGTTTTGAGTAATGCCTTGGCTTCCAGAATGGCGCGTGACGATCAATGATGATGTTTACACTAACGTCACGGCAGTATCTTTTGCATCTGGTCGCTTAGACATCGATCGGCAGCCTACTGCTGGTTATTGCCGAGTACAAATCATCAATACCGATGGTTCGCCTTTTACTATCAATGTCTCAGAAGCAATTACTTTAGAGCTTAAGAATTCATCTGGGACTTATGTAACTGTGTTCGGTGGTGAGGTTTCGGACTTCTCCATCGGAGTTAGAAGCCCAGAGGAAACTGGCTTTATCACTACAGGCACAGTACTAGGCGTAGGAAGCCTTGCAAGGCTCACCAAAGCTGTTTACAACACAGCCTTAGCAGAAGGCTTAGACGGGGCTCAAATCGCCGCTATCCTTGGCTCAGCCCTTTCCTTGCCATGGTCAGAAGTATTGCCCACACTAACATGGGCAACATACCCAGCAACTACTACATGGGCTAACGCTGAAACTAGCGTAGGCGAAATCGATGCAGGGTTTTACACCATGATTGCACTTGCAGCTTCTCCATCTGCTAAATCAAATACACTTGCAGACCAGATAGCCAATAGCGCACTAGGTCAGATATTTGAGACTAAGTCTGGCAAGGTTGATTATGCCGATGCGGATCATCGCTCTACCTATCTTGTCGCTAACGGGTACACAAACCTAGATTCCTCTTACGCATCCCCTAGCACTATCCGCTCAACTACACAGACTTCTCGCATCCGCAACAGTCTTATCTATCGCTATTCAACGGGATATGCATCAACCTACACAGCTTCTGATAGTAACTCGATTGCCACTTATGGGCTTTATGAGCGTTCGTATGAGTCAAACATTAAAAATTCAACTGACATTGATGACATCGCCGCTAGAGAACTTAGCCTTCGTGCTACCCCTAGAGGTTCTTTGGAAACGATTACCTTCAGACTAGATAACCCAGACATGCCTAGCGTTTTACTTGACCGCCTTATCGGGGTCTTTTTTGGTCAGCCTGTTCTGATCCAAAACTTACCAAGCAATATGCTTGATGGCTCTTTTGGTGGTTTTGTTGAGAATGTAGTAATGAATGCTACGCCTACCTTCGTTGACCTTACCCTTTATATTTCAGCTACACCATTCTCGCTGAGTCTTTTACAATGGCAGACAATTACGCCTGTCGACCTCATTTGGACTGAGGTGAATGGTACACTTACATGGACTAACGCGATCGGAGCACTAACCTAATGGCAACAACAACAACTAACTTTGGGTTCGACATCCCACAGAGTTCAGACCTCGTTAAGGATGGCGCAACAGCGATTGCAGAGCTGGGTCAGGACATCGATACCAAGTTCGCAGGTCTTACAGTCAATGCCCAGACTGGCACTACCTACACAGCAGTCAAGGCAGACGGACTTAACGCTATTGTCACAATGGACAACGCATCGGCTAATACTTTCTACATTCCAACAGATGCCACATACGCTTTTCCTACAGGAACAACTCTGATTGTGTACATGAAGGGTGCAGGAGTAACAACAATTACTGCGACAACTCCGGCAACAACTACAGTAGTCAGCGCAGGTGCAGTCATTGGCTCGCCTGTTTTGGCTCGTTACAAGTCAGCAGCTTGCATCAAGATCGCTGCTAACTCATGGATCGTAGTGGGTGCAGTTGCCTAATGCTCAATTCATTAGTCGGGATTATTGCCTCTAGCGGTGCGCCTGTTGCAGGTGGGGCTTACGAGTCTATTGCTACGGCTGTTGGTACTGGATCTAATAGCAGTATAACTTTTAGCAGCATCCCTAGCGGTTATACATCGTTACAAATTCGCGCAATGTATAAAGATGTTACCAATCAAGGTCAATGGTGTCAGTATAATCTTAGATTCAATTCAGACACAGGAAGTAATTATTGGATTCATTACCTTGCAGGGGATGGATCGGCAGCAAGCGCAAACGGATTTAGTAGCACTCGTATTTCTATTAGATATTCTGGAGCCGATTCGAGTCCAAGCGCAAATACTGTTGGAGTTTCAATTATAGATATTCACGACTATGCGAGCAGCACTAGAAATAAAACAGTTAGAGCGTTGGCTGGTGTAGATACAAATAGTGCAGATGGCGGTATTGCGTTAACTTCAGGATTATGGCTATCAACCTCAGCGATCACTTCGATAACAGTGAGTGCGGCTCTGAGTAATTTTACTGCTAATTCTGTTTTCGCACTATACGGAATTAAGGGAGCGTAAATGCCAGCAACATACGAGCCAATCGCTACCACAACTTTAGGAAGTGCGGCGAGCAGTATAACTTTTTCGAGTATTAGTGCTGCATATACAGATTTACGCTTAGTATTAGTTAGTACATCCAATTCAGGAAATCTAAACACAAGAGCAAGATTTAATTCCGATACTGGAACCAATTATTCTTATACACAATTATATGCGGATGGAACTGGTGCTTATTCAGGCAGATCGTCTAATGTTGCTTATGCCCCATTAGATGAAGATGCCACAAGTACAACTCCACCTGTAATGCTAACTGTAGATTTTTTCAATTATGCAGGTTCAACTAATAAAACATATTTACAAACTATGCAAATGGATAAAAATGGTAGTGGTTCAGTAGTTCGCCAAGTTGGCTTATGGCGCAATACTGCTGCGATAAATACCATTTTAATCTATACCAGCACTTCTAATTTTGCAGTCGGCACAACAGCCACACTATACGGAATCTTGAGGGCTTAACTATGCCAGTTACATATCAACTTATCTCAAGCAATGTGCTAAGCAGTTCTGCTGCAAGCGTGACCTTTTCTTCTATCCCTGCGACTTATACTGATTTGGTTGTTCGTATGAGTACACGCAATGACCAAGCATCTGTATTCGGTGGCATTTTGTATGAGTTGAATGGTGATACTTCAACGACTTATAGTACAACTTTTGTCAGAGGTAGCGGTTCAGCAATCTTGTCTGACCGCAGAAGCGGCACTCCTAATAATGCTGCTTATTTTTTGCTATCAACTGGAAACAATGCAACAGCAAGCACATTTGGGTCTTCTGAAGCATATTTCCCAAACTATGCTGGAAGTAATTATAAAGTTGCTAGCGCATTTACTGTTAGCGAAAACAACGCTACGACAGCCTATGCGGGTGCGACTGCCAACCTTTATTCCGCAAGTACAGCGATAACTTCTATTAAGATTCTTTCGGAATCTGGCAATTTTGTTTCAGGTTCATCTTTCTATCTATACGGCATCAAGAACTCATAAGGAGCAACAATGACAACAGCAATCGAAGTTAACTGCACAACAGGTGAGGTCATCGAGCGTCCATTGACAGCCGATGAAATTGCAGCCAATGAAGCAGCAGCAGTACAGGCAGAAGCAGATCGCCTAGCGGCAGAAGCAGAAGCTGCAACCAAGGCTGAGGCTAAGGCTGCACTACTGGCAAAGCTTGGTATCTCAGAAGATGAAGCGAAGCTCTTACTTGGATGAAGGTAAAACTCTCTAGAGCTGCTATCCAGTTAAGGGAGCAGATCGATGACTCATTCCCCGATCGTGACCGCACATCGGATGGTTGGATTGGTGATACCAGACACGCTGCTCGCAAGTCTGATCATAATCCAGATGAGCAAGGCTGGGTACGTGCCATTGATGTCGATCGTGACCTGTTCAAGTCAAGCAAGCCCGACATCATGGGCGATCTTGCAGATCAGCTTCGTGCCTTATCAAAGTCAAAAGCAGACAAGCGTATTAGTTACATCATTTTCGATGGACGAATTTGTTCCAGCATCCTTAACTGGAAGTGGCGCAAGTACACAGGGGCTAACAAACACACTAAGCACATGCATGTTAGCTTTAAGAAAGAAGCTGACAATGATGGTGCTTTTTTTCAAGTATCTATGTTAGGTGGAGAATAATGAATGAACTAAAAACAGCAGCAGGTTCATGGGCTAGAGCCTTTTTGGTAGCAGTTATCTCAATGGCAGCAGCAGGGGTCACGGATCCTAAGGCACTCATTGCAGCAGGCATCGCTTCTATCCTTCCACCTGTGTTGCGATACCTATCGCCTAACGATCCATCTATGGGCATTAAGAAGTGACACAGTCAGACTTCTTTACGCTTTACATAGCCACGATTACAATCCTTGGTGGCTTGTCAGGCTATGTCATCACACACCTGTTGTCTGAGATCAAAAGACTCAACACGCGAGTCGATGAGATCTATAACATACTTCTCGACAGGTAACATTCTGCTATGGCAAGAAAAGCAACTAAGGCACTTGAGGAACAAGGCTACTCAAAGCTAGATGCTTATTGCATTGGGCTTTATGAATATTTCTGTTCTCTCAAGCGAGCAGGTTTTGCAGAAGATGTTGCGATGTTTATGATCACAGAGCCTCAAGCCTATCCGCATTGGATCTTGCCTGATCCTGTCGAGCCAGAGAAGTTCGGCAACTATGAAGATGAGGATGACGATTAAGCGAATAGTCGTAGTCTCGGACTTACAAGTCCCATACCATGACAGGGTTGCAACCCGTAACCTTGCAAGCTTTATCTCTAAGTTCAAGCCAGATCAAGTCGTAACCATTGGCGATGAGATTGATCTTCCACAGATTAGCAAGTGGGAAGAAGGACGCATGGGCAGTTATGCTCAGACCCTAGATGATGACCGCAACGAGGCTGTGCAGCTTCTCTGGGACTTAGGCGTTACAGACTGCATCCGTAGCAATCACACAGATCGCCTGTATAACATCATCATGGCTAAAGTCCCTGCTTTTGGGGCATTACCAGAGCTGCGCTTTGAGAAGTTTATGCGCTTTGATGAATTAGGTATTACGTTCCACAAAAACCCTATGCCTATTGCGCCTAACTGGATTGCAGTACATGGAGACCACACGCCAATCAAGCCACAAGGAGGCTTATCAGCCCTTGAGGCAGCCCGTAGGCATGGAAAGAATGTCATCTCAGGTCATACGCACAGAGCAGGGCGTAGTGCCTTCTCAGAGGCTTCTGGAGGCCGTATAGGGCGCGTTCTACATGGTGTCGAGGTAGGCAATCTTATGGATTTCAAGCAAGCTGCTTACACCAAGGGCGTGGCTAATTGGCAACAGGCTTTTGCCATCATCTATGTAAACAAAGCCAAGGTTCAGGTAGATCTAATCAACATTGAGAAGGATGGCACATTCATTGTATCTGGAAAGTCATACGGCAGACCTAGATAATCGTTACCATTTCGTTATTAGAATGTGCTTGATTAGTCGGACAGTTCTGTCACACTAAGTCTGTAGCCAATCAAGGGCATTGGCACAGATAGGAAATACAATGAGTTTTGAGATGCCAATGATCATCTTGCTTCTACTAGCTAATGCTTTGTGGTATTTAGTCGGATGGGCTAAGGGCTTTAACGAAGGCAAGCGCGAGGGTTTAATCGTAGCTAAGTCATTTCAGCGAGTGACAACAGATGCGCGCTAATGAAATCCTACTCACCGCGACAGACACGATCCGTGAGCGTGGGCTATCATACGGTCATCCTGCGGATAACCTGCAACACACCGCAATGCTGCTCTCAGCATACCTACAAACACCGATTCACGACTATCAAGTGGCAGGGATCATGGTCCTTGTTAAACTTGCAAGGACTAATCAGTCAGCGCAACACATTGACAACTGGATCGACCTATGCAGCTATGGCGCACTCGCAGGACAACTAGCAACCGAGGAGAACGATCTCTATGTTTAATTTAGCCGATTATGAGCCTGTGGAGGTAAGACTTGAAAAGTTTATTAAGGACTATCCAGCGTTCCGTATATCTACTGAACTGGAAGTTGTCGAGGCAACTCGATACATCGTTAAGGCTTATCTGTACAAAGATTCAGCAGATGTTGTCGCGTGGGCAACAGGGTACGCTGAGGAAACAGTTACTAGCCGAGGTGTTAATCAGACTAGTGCATTGGAGAATTGCGAGACTTCGGCAATCGGCAGAGCACTTGCAAATGCAGGTTATGCGCCTAAAGGAAAGAGACCAAGCCGCGAGGAAATGACCAAGGTAGTAACTCAACGCGCTATCAAGCCAGCAGTTCAGGATCTAGAAGCTGCGATCCGTAAAGCAGATGCAGAGCCAGCGGAGCAAGATTACTGGACTACGCCTGTTAACGAATATAACAAAGTAGTTGATGCACCGGTAACACTTGAAAAGGCTATGGAGACTATTACTCAGGTGATTGGTACTGCCGAAGCAGCAGAAGTACCTCAATGCAAGCATGGATCTATGGTGTGGAAAACCGGACATAGCGCAAAGACTGGCAAGGATTGGGCTGCTTATCAATGCACAGCTTTAGGTCATTCAGGCTTTGAGGGTAAATGTCCTGCTGTGTGGTATGAAGTGAACAGTGCAGGGAAATGGCAACCACAGAAGGCGAGAATCTAGTGGGAAACATCGGAATTAAGATCAATGGTGAATGGGTCGATTTAATGTCGGCATTCGTACCATGTCAGCTGTGTAATGAGCCAGTTGCAATCAGAGACTTAGAGGACATATCCTCTGATTCAGTCAATGGCGTTGTCACATGGCAATGCGCTAAATGTAAAGCAGTAAATGGCTAGTCAAGCAAGGAAGCACAGAGGTTTCCGCACAGAGCGAGTTGTCGCACAGTACCTATCGACTGTATGGCAGGGCGCATGTGTTGGGAGGGGTAGTGGCAAGGATATTGTCAATGTGCCGTTCGATGTTGAAGTCAAAGCCCGCGCTGGATTTCAACCTCTTGCATACATCAAGCAATTAAAAGCTCGCACAGCCGTTTCGGGGGAATTGGGCTTTGGAGTGATTAGACTCAACGGACAAGGTGAAGATGCGCGTGAATATGCCGCCATCATCCGTCTGGAGGATCTCTTGCCACTACTTATACTTAAATATGGTCATCTTACTAGCGAACCCACAGAGGCAGACATTGACCGCTGCACAGGCTGTGGGTCTTACATGATACAGAGGTGCTTAACATGCCAGCCTACGACTACAAATGCACACGATGCAATCTTAGTCAAGAGATTACCCACGGATGGCACAGTCGACCAGTAATACCATGCACATACTGTAATGAGCCTATGACTAAGGTAATTGCAGCTACTCCAGCAGTATTTAAGGGCAAGGGCTTCTACTCAACGGATAAATAGTTATCCACAGAAGTTATCCACAGGGGGTAATCATGAGAACGACACGCAGTCTGAGCAGGACTTTTAATTATATGCTTGACCTATGGGCTATGCTACTTAGGCAGAGCCCTTCAGGGGCTCAACCCGAGCCGCTTAAGCGGATAGCTCGGGGGGTGCTAATAGCATTAGTGGGATCTCTATGCTTAATGCCTGAAGCAGGTGGATCTAAACCAATGCAATATGTAACATATAAAGAATATGCATTACATTTATTACATTATGATTATGTTCAATATAAATGCTTATCTAAGTTATATGGTAAAGAATCAGCATGGAATCCTAAAGCTCGTAATGGCTCACACTATGGAATACCTCAAGGTAAGAGTGAGTGGCTAAGAGATCAGGATGGTTATACTCAGGTACGATGGGGCTTGGCTTACATCGAGCATCGTTACTCAAATCCATGCAAGGCATACGATCATTGGAAGGCTAAGAATTGGCATTAGATAAGCTCAACTCTCGTAGGTACAGAGAGCAGCGTGAACGTGTGTTCAAGCGCGATGGTAGGCAGTGCATGATATGTGGTACAGATGAGGGTGAGATGCACATCGATCATATAATTCCGCGAAAGGTCGGAGGCACACATGACCTCGACAACTTACGCGTGTTATGCAAGCCATGTAACCTGAGAAAAGGTGTAAAGAATGATGGGGTTTTTTTAGGCTCATTGGCTAC